ACATCAATAGTCAGATCACCAGAAGATAAGTCTATCTCTGTGCCATCTATGGTGATGTTATCAATAGTCACACCACCATCAAAGTCAGCAGATGTGCCAGATATAGCTTGACTAAAAGTTACCTGCCCATCAGACGCAATGGTAATAGCATCTGCATCTGAAGCAACACCAATAGTACCACCATCTTTAATTACTAGATCATCTGCAATAGTAAGCAAACCTGCAGAGCTTAGTGTCATCTTAGCAGTAGCACTAGCAGCAGCAGTTTCAGATGCACCAGTAGTAAATACTAATTTAGTAGAGTTAACACTAGAGGTAAACTCTGCTTCTGCTATGGCATGGATACCTGCAGCTACAGTAGCGGCATCTGTTCCACTATCATCCCCTGCAGCAAACTCAATAGAGCCAATAACTTCATTTGCAGTGATTTCATTTTCTTCAGATTTAAGTTGTAATACTGTAGGTGTATTATCTCCTGTATTAGTATTAGTAACTGTCAAACCTGTATCGTGCACATGAGTAATTGTAATCTCATCGTTTGCACCAAAAGCTATTGTAGCACCGTCATGCTGTAACTCTAAGTCTTGAGTAAGTGTAACATCACCGTCAGAACCTATAGCTATAGCATCAGTGTCACTGGCAGAGCCAATATTACCAGCATCAGGTATAACTATGTTACCACCTGTAGTCATAAGACCAGCGCCTGTATATGTACCACTTACGTCTAAGTTAGCATTAACATCTACAAGTGTGGCATTAAGTTCTATTTCATCTGTTGCATCAATGTCAAGTGTTGTTGCATTAGGAGCACCTATTTTTTGACTTGCATCGTTAAATTGAATAACACTAGTGCTGTTAAGAAGTAGTCCTGTATCAGCTACGTGTGTAAGTGTAACATCATTATCTGCACCAAAGTTAAGCACTGCTGCATCATGTTTTAAGTGCAAGTCATTAGTTAAATTAACATCTTGATTTGCATCTACAGTCATAGCAGTGCTACCACCTGTAGCTATAGTAATAACATCAGAACCGCTAAACGTAATACTTGTGTTTGTATCTGCATCACCTGCAATACTATCAAGCTGAACTGCACCTACGTTACTTAGTGCCGCATCTCCAAAGTCTACTGCACCAGCTACTGTAAGTGTACCTGATACCTCTACATTTGCATTTATATCAACAAGGGTGGCGTTAAGCTCTATTTCATCTGTAGCGTTAATATCTAATACTGTAGCACTAGGAGCATTAATAAATTGTGATGAATCATTAAACTGCAACGCCATAGTGCTATTAAGAAGTAAACCCGTATCTGCGACATGTGTTAGTGTAACATCACTGTCAGCACCAAATGAAAGAACAGAGCTATCTGATATAAGTCTAAGGTCATCTCCAACTGATAAGTCAGCAGCTACACCTGCACCACCTGCTACAGTTAAAGCACCTGTAGTAGCACTAGAGCTTGCTGTAGTAGCTGTTACTGCAACAACACCACCACTTGATATAGTTATAGCGTTTGTATCACTAGCAGACCCAATAGACCCTGCATCATCAATTACAATAGTTCCTGTTGTAAGTGCACCGTCAAAAAAAGCATCTTTAAATAATAGAGAAGAAGTACCTAAGTCTAATGTATTAGTTGTTTTAGGAGTAACTGCTGAAGCACTAACAACAAAATCTTGCGCTGGGCCTAATACAGTGATAGGCCCACCTTCAGCAGATGTGCCATCGTGCGTGTGACCGCTTGTAGAAAATGCAGATACAATCGCATCAAACTCTCCATCAAAGTCTGCTGCGTTAATAACGTTACCATCAGCAATGTTATTGTCTGTATCGTTTCTTGTGTAACCTGTTCCCATTGTACTACCTTCGTGTATTTGTTCCGTATTCCAACGTCACTGTGTCTAGTGAAAAAGGTGGATCTTGACTGTCACTTCTGAACTGAATTGCTGTAGTAAATCCAGTGCCTACTGTTTGAGTGTTAAATAAGTTTTGAACTTTACCTCCAAAGGTAGAACCTGCGTCTGTTATTCTAACACTACTTATTGTTTCTGTCAAGGCGTTACTTATAGTTATTGTTGTACTATCTATATTAGTTATAGTAGTTCCGCTTGGTATACCTGTGCCAGCAATGCTATCTCCTACTTCCATGTTAGTGTTAGCTGCTACAGTTATACTTGTTGCACCACTAGATCCTGATCCTGTTGTTGCATATTTAGCAAACGTTTGTACACCAAAAAAAGCTATCTGTGATACGGTGTTTGTAAAGTCTATAGATGCAGGTTGCACAGAATTTACTTCGTCAAAATCAAACTTTAAATTAAATTTAAAATTAACTGCCCCTTGGGGGTCTGTAAACAAGTTAGCTTTATAAATTGTTTTACGTAATCTAGGATCGTTTAATGGTAAAAAGGGAGATAAATATTCTGCCTCTATATTAGAACCATCAAAACTATTACCGTCTTCCATTTGATAAAGAAAACCGTTATCAGCAGAAAACAATATTTTTTCGTTAGCGCCAACCATTTTACTATTAGCAGAAAAAACTCTTATACCTCGTACCTCTGCAAATTGAAAGTCTGCACCTCCTTGAGGAGAAAACTGTGTGGCAATTATACCTTTTGCTGCATCATCTTGTTGTCCTGCAACATACGAAAACAGTCTATACTGAGACTTAGCTCTAACAACTAAACTACTAAAAGACGTACCTGTTGAGATAAAATCTCCTAAAGTACTCTGTATTGACTTTGATACAATACCTAAACCAAAGTCACCAATACGATCAGTAGCACCTAATAATCTTAAACCATCTGCAGTGAGGAACATAACATCACCGCCTATTTCTTGAATGGTGTCTCCATCAATACAACCAATGTCTTCGCTAATTGGTTTTAACACAAAGTCAGATAATGTAGCTCCCGTTATTTGTTGTATAGTTTTATCCGTAAAAATTATAAGGGATTCTCTAAATACTATTAGACCTGTAACATCACCACCAACTCTAAAGCTACCCCCACCACTGCTTGAAGAAAAATCATTATCTAATAACGGGCCTGTAAAAGTAACTACATCATCTTTGCCGTAAAATAAATGTGTTTTAAAACTGGTTACATGTGTTGCAGATAAAGCATCTGATGGTGCTCCTGTTAGTTCTACAAAACTAGTACCATCATATAGTGCAGGTGGATTAGCACCATCAACTATAGCAACTTTACGTGTTCCTGCAAAGTTATATTCTGCAAATCGTGTCTTACCTGCACCCTCTCTATTTAAACTAATAAAAGTTACAGCAGCATTATCAGCAGGAGCGGAAGCTAAATTAGGAGCTATAGCTAGTGTTTGTCCACCTGTTCCACTAGCGTTTGAAGTAACAGTATATACTTTGTCAATGCCAGCTACTGTAAATATATCACCTGCTTGTGGGGCAACAGTTAGACCATCTACATCTAAATTACCACCAGATTGACTTCCTCCATTAACTAACACTGTGCCATAGGAAGGTACATTAATTTTGGTAAAACCACTACCTGATGTTTTGTATAAGTCTGAGTTTAGTGCAACTAAAACATCATCACCAAAAACTTCCACACCCTGTGCTTTATATGCAGTATCATATGTTAAAAATGTTAATGCTGCTGCATTTGCAGGACTAGAATCTAATGCAGGACTTATAGTAAGTACTGTTGTATTATTAGTAGCATTAAAACTAACAGCACCTATGGTATATGTTCCATCTATCCCTGCTACTGTAAATGTATCTCCTACAACAGGGGTAGTATGTGTTCTTGATACATTTAATGTTGTACCTGTTTGACTTGCACCATTAACAACTGCTAGTCCATAAGGAGGTATTTTGTTTGGGTCAAACTTAGAAAACCCAAGTATTCTTCTGTAGCCACCCACAATAGATGGCTCAAAGTTTGTCAGCCTAATTGCAGAGCCAGGCATATTAAGACCTTGTTGCAACGGACTAAGGTTTGTTACAAGCCCTCCCTTAATCTCAACAGGAAATGTTTGTCTTTTAGTTGGCATGTTTTACAAAACCCTGCTAGGTAACATCTTTGTATTTAAAGTCCTGACACTAAGAACACTTGATCTAATGTAATCGTACCTATTGATATAAAGAGTACGCATATGTTTAATGCCATCCTCAAATGCTTCTTTTAATACTAATGCTTCTTGTGTTTCTCCTCTAAACATATAGCTTGTATACATTGCACCATCAACAATTACATATCTAAATTGAACAGGTAAACTAGGAACATCGGTTGCAGAAGCTAAGTCAGTAGGTAATTTAAAATAATCAAATTCTAAAACATACTGTTTATCAGGATACGGATATAACAAATAGTTATTGTCAGGCGTTCTAACTATTGATCTAGGAATCTCACCCTCAGAAAATTGGGTTACAGTTGTACCATCAGATATGGCTGCTGCTGTGGTGCTGTTAGCTCCTCTAGTACAACCTGTAAAATCATTACCTAATATTCCTGTATATGTAATTTGTTCACCACCTATGTACAGAGTTCCTGTTGAGTCAAAACCTGTAGTGGATGTAACAGTTATTGTAGTTACGGACGAAGACAAACCAGAAGAAGCATTAACAGTTGTAGATACAATGTCATCCTCTTGATTTGCGTAGTCTCTTGATATGTATTCTTTATAGTCTAATATACCTAAACTATTACCTAATGAATTTAAATCTGTATCTTTTTTAATTCTAGCAGTTGAATAATCTACAGACTTTGCATCTGTAGGAATTGAATATCTTACAACACCAGGTGTAAGTGTTTTTGTTTCTGTGTCGTGATTAAATGGAAAACCAAATTCATGTTGATTAATATATCTTATGGATGAATTAATAGCATCTTTTACCATTGCATATTCACCAATGGCAGAGTCAAAATTACTAGATGTAAGTTCTACTTCGTTCAGTCTTCTATTAACATCGTTAACTAAACCTAAATAGTCATATGCCATTGTGTTACCCTAAGTAAGATGTGTAAGGGGCCAGCGCTGGGCCAGCCCCTAAAGTAGTTATGCAAGTAGATCACGATCCACTTCGTTAGCAGAGCTAGACTGTGAAACATCGTCCATGATTAAGCACACGGCATAAACACGAATAATACCACCAGTGATAGTTCCACTTGACGCATGAATCTCTACGTCAATAGTATCTGCTGATGCAGTAAATACAGGCAAGTTAGAACATACACCTGAAGATGTAATGGCAGGAGTGTGTGCTCCTGCTGATGCACCATCAAGGTCAAATGATGCAGCAAA